TGCTGTAACCGGCTTGGTAAAGTCAATGTAAGGCACAATCCCGTCTAATGGGTCAGACAACTTAGAAGTAGTTGATCCAACCAAGGCATACACCCCGTAATCGTTCATAAATAGCACTGAACGGAAATACGGGAAGATGGCATAAGGCCGTTTAGAACCGACTGAAGCACTGACGTTAGTATTGGTAAATACCGTAGTACCGTTAGTCTGTACCTGTAGGTTAGAGAATACGTTGATAGAATCGTCACCAAACACGTACAAGAAGTTGTTTGCAGACAATAACTGCTGAATATTGCCGTGCAAAGTAGAGTCAGTCAGAATAATCTGTCCTGCTGATACGGTAGAGAAATCAGTAAAGCTAATAGCAGACGAATACGATACCGTTCTGCCCTGTGCTACCCAAGTACGACCTGAGAAGGTGGCCACCCCCACTACTGAATTACTGGTAATCACCCCATTTGCCGTAGCGTTGGTTGTCGCACCCCCACCTGTAATAGTCACAGACAGGTTAGCTGCGTTACTGTAATGATCGCCTACATTAGTCATAATGACTTGAGTCACAATGTTGCCAGATACAATTGCTGTACCGGCTGCATTGGCTCCACCACCACCCGTAATGGTGACTACCGTATTGGCCGCATTGGTATATCCTGACCCGCCATTGGTCACTAATACTGCCATCGTGCCAGTTGCAAACGTAATAATCTGCGCTACTGCGGTTGCATTACTGCCACCACCACCAGACAAAGTAACCGTAGGGGCTGATGTATAGCCCGAACCGGCGTTGGTTAAGGTAATTGCACTGACTGCATTAGCCGTAATAGATGCTGTAGCGTAGGCTTGTTGCCCACCTGTTTGATTAGGTGCAGAAATTTTGACAGAGGGTGCGGTGACATAACCCGAACCTGGGTTAGTAATGCCAATAATGCCAACAGAACCAATACTGACTAGATTTGTACCATCCCAACTGTACAAACCTTTTACAGAGTCACCGATCAATGTATTGGTGTTTTGCCACTGGCTGACATTGGTTGCACCATCACCCGAAAACGTGCCAGATGTTGCTACATTGATCAGAGAGTTTGTTTGCAGATTGACCGCTTGCAAAGAACCATCTTTCTGAAACGCAAGAATATAGTCAGTTAAACCTACATTTACAGAAAAGTAATTACTTACTACGTTAGCAAACGTGACATTACCTATGTTGCTATACGAAGGCGTAATCCTAATGTTTGCATAACCCACAGGCATAGCGTTCTCTAACCAAGAGAATTCTTCCTCTTGAATAGCAGTACGGTTCGCCTTGGTGTTGATACCTTTGAACTGTTTGACTACCGCATACGACTTTTTCTGCTCTGCGGAGGCCATGTCAGAATGGGTTCGAGTATGGAGTTGGCATCCTGCGAGTGCTGATTGCTACTAACACCGCCTGGACGTGCTTGTTGTACTCTTGCTTGTAAATTTCAGCCTCACCAAAACTCTGCTCGTAATACTTAGCAAGGTAAGCTGCGTAGAATGGCACAGGAGTATTGTACGGGTCATTGATGTTATCTACGTCAGATGGATTGGTCAGATTGCTTGGCAATATCACCGTATCAATATCTACCGTGTAAATGTTATCCGGCACAGGTGCTATGATGATTGAGCCTTGCCCATACTGGGTAAAGCAGATCGGTCTACCAATATAATTTTGCCAGAACCGTAACTCAGCATTAAACTGCGTCCAAGGCAAGTAACGTAACGGTACGCGAGTATTGCCCCAGTACAAGTTAATGTTCAGCACATCTAGGGTTTGCACACCCGATGGCAAGGTCACATAGTTGATTTGTTCTGCATTGCCCACATATTGTATGTATGCCGTTCCATCTTGAAACGGAGTGCTGGGCGGGTACACATTGCCACTGTAATTAGTATTGCTACTACCGGGGTATGGTGGTGCTGTGTCACCCGTAGTTCCAGCCGTTGTGACAATGTAAATGTAGATGTTACTGACTAACTGTTGCCCTACCGTCACTGCGGTATTGGCTGTCCACAAAACAGGGGGTTGTCCACCCGCAGTAGGAGAAGCAGGAACAGTCAGTGTTTGAATTGTGCGTAACGCACCTGTATCTCGAACCACGCGCTCTCGCGCTTGATTGATATAGGAGGTTAATTGAGTTTGAGTGTAAAAAACTCCGGTAGCATCATGCAGCAAATACTGCACTTGCGTAATGTACTGGCTAAGTGTTGTTGCCATGTAACTCCCATGTTACGCATTAGCTTGGACGGTTCCCCCTGCCCTTCTTGCGTTGGGCAAGGGTACTTTTTCCACCACCGGGGATAGAGAGTGGTTCTTTTTTGGTGGCTCAGATGAAAACTCAAAACGATCATAAATCTTCACAGATTCATCGTAATCGTTCTTTGTTCTAATCCATCCAAGCCTAACCATATAAGGCTCTTTATCATCTTCGTCAAAACCAAATATGTGACGCGCCGCATCTAACGGTACTTCTACCGTTTGACCTACAGGAAACTCGTAGGGAACAAAACAGTAAGACATGACTACTGGCTTGTTCCAACGGTTTGTCACATAAATGTTTGACATTAGAAACTGACTACTTGACCGTAAACAACAATGGTACAAGTGTTTGTACCACCTTGAGGTGCGTTGATGTTCACGTACAAGGCTTGGGTGTTATATCCAGACACCACATTTCCTGACAAGAAGGCAGGAGCAATGGTTAAGTCTTGATAAGTACCTGTTGCCGTGACGTTAGCCAACACTACGTTTGCTACTACAGCATTAGAGATGTTTCCATCATTGCTTGTAGTAATCGAAATGTTGGCATTTGCCATGCTTCCAGACGGATTCTGAATGGTGACACGGCGAACAATCAAGCTACCAGATGATGCTACGCTTGCGCCTTTTGTCATACCACCAACTAAAAGAGGCAGAGTGACAGCCGCTACACCTGAGTTTGATGTTGCATTAAGTGTAGTAGCAGTAACAAGTGCAACCCGGCCATCACTGAACGAGTCAAGGTTAAACTGACCGACTGAATCTGGATTAGCCATGATTTCTCCTTAAGAGGCGTTATAAGTGCCGCTTACGTTCTGGCCACCGTTAGAACCATACAAGTTAATTGTCACGTTACCCAGTGCAGAGTTAGCCAATACGTTCACACCGTCTGAGAACACCAAACCGGCAGTATTGTTTGCCAGTGCGGTAGTAAACGTGGGGGAAGCCACGTTGTTAGAGGTGTTAAAGTAAATGGTTACGTTTGCAGTGTTGGTCACAAACCACAAGCCAGCAGGAATTACCGTGTTAGCTTGAGTGGTGTTAGCAGTGACGTTGAACGATGTAACCTGGAAGTATGCACCTGCGGTGTTCGTAGACGCATTAGCTAAAAGGATTTTGTTTGTGCTTAATGACATGACTTATCTCCTTATAGCGACAGGTAGTTATAGCCGGTCACTGCCGTCATGCTCTTGGGCTTGGTAGAAACCAATTCCGCAATCATGATCACAGCACCTACATAACCAATCTGCCAGTTAGGTAGAGTGGACTCAAATCCAGTAAACACAAACGAACCTTGCTCATGGATGTACAGAGACAAGTAATTGGTGTTCAACAGATACAGAGTACCTTCGGGGCAGTAGGGGTCAGCATAGATGGGTACACCAGCAACCATCAGCGCACGGAACGCTGCTTGGGGGCCATTTGCATCGCCATCAAAACCGCTACCAGGAGTAATCACATACTGTTCTTGGCCTACAAAGTCTTGTGCCAACAACGTCCAAGTACCAAAGCCGCACACACCAAATGTGGGTACTTCAGCACCTTTCTTCACCGTGCCAGAGATGTACTGAAGTACGTTCTGACGGGTGGGGTTGACGTTACCTGCGGCATAAGAACCTGACTGCCACCAAGTGTACTGTGAACGGCTGATGTTGCCGTATGTACCTGAGTTGGAGACTGCTGCGGGCAGACCAATAAACTGTTGTGTATTGGTTGTGTTGTTGTACAAGGCGGTAGACATTGCATCCATCATCACGTTAGTCGCGTCATTCATACGCGCTTCGATCAGAGGAATAATGGCTGCGTCTTGCTGAACTGCACCTTCCATTCCGAGGAAAGGAACAGGAGCGATCATTAACTTCAGATCATATTCAGCGTTGTAAGCACCCTGTTGGACTGAAGGCTGGTTGAAAGAACCAGAATAATCAGACCACTGAGCGTTGACAAACTGAGCACCCTGTACAGGTACGGTTACGGAGGATACACCACCAGATGCAGACTGACTGTTTGAAATCAATGCTGCTAACAAGGGTGTGCTGTTGTATAGCTGAACAACCAGCTTGGGGATAAATGCCCGGCGCGTTACGTACGTCAGCTCCGTGTATTGGTTCGATCCCGTTGCTGGAATAATACCGCCGCCTATAGGCATGGCTTATCTCCCATAAAAATTTTATCCCCTACTAACAACTACAACCCTATTGGACGGCGTGGGCCGCGTAATTCTCCAAGGGCTTTTGCTGCCTCGTTCCGTGCTGCTTGCTGCGGATTCTTGTAGAACGCACTCAAGTCAAACTTAGACAACGCACTGGGATTGTATCCAGAGGGTGTTGGTGTCGCTGCTTGTTGCATCCAATTAAAGTATTCTGCTGCCGTTTCGTGGTTGGTCATGCCTTTCTCAAGCATCAACGCTTCCACTTTCGGAATATCTGTCTCGTCTTGCACCAAACCTTTCTTGATCAGGTTATGACGGCGTTGCTCCAACTCTGCCATGACTTCTTTTTCACGCAGTTTTGCTTCCAGTGCTTCAACCTTTTGGTTGGACTGTTGAACAATAGCGGAGGTTTGATCCTGGATTTCTAACTCAGGAATCGGCATATTGGGGCGTAACTGCTTGGTCAAACGCAATACAGAGGCACGCGTAGCCGGATTTTCCGACATTTCACGCATCAATAATGCTAGTTCGTCCCTAGCTTCGTAACTTAAATCTTCTAATGTAGCCATAATCTATCCCCTTCCTACTTAGATAACTTTCTTACCGTCACCGGGCTTTTGAACCATCATCTTGTTCTTAGTACCGATTTTGGTGGGTGAATCCATACCGCCGAGGTGAGCAAAACGAGGGGTGTTAGTTACAACACCATTTTGCTGTTGATCGGTGACTGGGTTACGAGTTTGGCTTGCGCCGCGAGGCTTAAATAAATCCATGATCACTCCTTAAATTGGGCTGGGTTGTGGTGCGCCACCACCAGGTATGGGGGGCATATTTGCTACGGGTGGAGCGGATGCAATTGAACGACTTTCTGGCGTACCGCCACCCGCTTGCGGTAGGGATTGAAGCATCTGAAGAATCTCAGATTGCTGCAACTCGTTTGTTTTGCCCTTACGTGCGCCTAATACCGCAGACAAAACCTTCATAGCTTGTAATGCTTTCTGCCCTTCCTCTGATTCGCTACCTAAAGCTGGGAGCGATTGCTCAATCAGATCAAGTGCCATACCAAGGTTGACTAACGCACCTTCACGATTACCAAGTTTGGGTTCGGGTGTAGACATGGGTGCGGCCATCGGAGCGGTTGAAGCATCGCTCATCTGAGGCGCACTGCCAACTGACGGCATGGGTACAGGTGCATCAGTACCTTTGCCTTTACCCATCAAACTCATTAACTGATCTGGTGGAACACTCATGTCAACCTCATTGAATTAGGTGGGAGGCAATTTTTAATTCCTGCCCCCCGATGGAATTACTTGCGTGCCTTGCGGCCTTTACGTTTCATGCGTGCCATGATGGAGTCTCCAATTAGCAGCGGCCAACTTATAAGGGGAAGTCAGCCATACCCCGCATCCCTTACGGGAATTACCGTTTAGTCTTACGACCGCGCTTGTGAGTCTTGTACATCTGAATCACCTCCTAGATTGACGGTTATCCCCTACTATAATCTCTGGTGCTACGTGTTGTGGCACTACGCGCTGGACTGCGAATACCTGTAACCTTGTACTGCAATCCGGCCGGTGCATTGCCACGCGCTAAACTTTCCGTAGACACCTTGGGCTGATCAGCCTTCGGGGTTAGGTTTGCTTGCTTGGCCACCTTTCTTCTCCTTAATCTGTGGAGCGGATTGCGGTTGATTAGCCTGAGCAGCTTCTCTCTTGGCTAATCTTTCCTTGAGCAATTGTTTCATCGGTGGTTCTAATAAGTCAAGTAATGATTCTTTGTCAATTGCCTGTGCTTTCAACAGGTTAAACGCCAATGTTCGACTGTCTTCCATGAATATCGGGCTGTTACTGTGTGCATCTACTTTAACGTGATAGTCTTTTGTAAATTGCTCGGCAATAAACGGCATATCGTATTCATCACGATAATGTGTGGGGTCATAGGCTTGCATCAGCTTCAAATACAGTGTTGCAACCTTTTCTAGCGCGTCTTCTACAATCAAAGCACGCTTTTTTGCCCTAGAACTGCCCAATCTAGCCAATTGAGAGGCGTGTCCAGCACTTCTAACCCCCTGTTCACCGCGTCCAGACAGCACAGAACTAATGCCTGATACCTCTGCAAACATGGCATCACACTCATGCAAGACTTCAAATAGGTCAGACGGCATCTGTGGAGCAAGGCGATCAGCCTTTGCATTAGGCATATCACTGCTCATTACCGTACCTGGACGGTTTAATGCAAAGTTTTTCTCGTCTAAAATGCCCGTAAAACCGGTCAAGAAAGTGGGTGGATTGACCTGTTTGCTCAGTAAATCCAGTATTTCCGTCATGCGGCCATTGCGTAGCTGCTGCAAAAAGACCAATTTCTGTACTTCAGACTGCCCCCAGTAATAGTCATACTGCGGATTAGGGCATATTTGGATGAACGGCAACTCACCTTTGAGGAATAAACTCTCACCAGGCCGGTCATAAATAATAATGTCAGGGTCAGCAATGGTGACGCATTGGTAATCTTTGATCTCATCATTCCATGCCCACAACTCATACATCTTGACCGTATCTTCCGCTACCCGTGCTTTGTAACGGTTCTGGCCATACAAATCTAAATTAACCGTACCATACAGCGTAGGATTGGTTTGACTCATGATAATGCGGTCAATACCCTCTGGTATATCCTCTGTACGGGTGTTGTAAGCTGTAGTCACACGTTTAACAATCTCATCGCGTCTTGGATGGCTATACAAACGGTTGTACAACTCGGTCTTGGTGATGTAATACGTCTGGACAATAGCCTGTTGCCGGTCAGTGTAGGGCGTATCTTCACGCAATACTCCCATCGTACCTGGCTCAATCATGTAAGGCTGAATACCGTTCTGGTAAACCAGTTTGACAAAGGTAGTGTTAAAACATAACGCCCAAGTCAAAGCCTCGCTAAACACTTGATCAGCATTGCTGTTCAGCCATTCGTCATTCAATGCAGCCGTCAAACGCGGAACCTTACGCTCCTCTAACGGGCTGACAGACGCACCGATGTTGATGGAAAAGCGAGTTGTCTCGGCTGAGTAGAGAAAGCTACACAGCGTATCAATGTGTGGATAAATCTTGTTGAAGATCGCGGGTTGATCTTCGGGGCCAGAACCAAACAAATAAAACGAACGCAGACTAGAATAGTCACCCTTGCGCTCTTCAAGGCTCACCATACATTTTTGAATCAAATCTCTGAAGAATTGTTCGCGTTCGGAAAGCCCTGATGGAATACGCATTATTTATTGATCGCTAGGTTTTCATGGTCAGCAATATAACTTGCCGCTTTAGGCCCCGTCAAATTGCCGGCTTCTTTAGGGTTGATGCCAACCGGCTCACCGGCTACAGACCTAAACATACCACCTTTGGTAATGGATGACATATTCATGCCCCCTGCCCCACCCCAAATCACCGCATCACCCGGACGCTGCTCTCTTGGCTGCTCAACAGGCTTCTCGTTGTTTCTGGTGTAATAGCCGGCTTGGTTCTCGCCTTCTTTAGCCGTCTTAATGTTAGTCATTTTGTAATCCATCGCAAGCTGCTTCGCTTTCGTATCAATGCCCTTGGTACGTTCTGACTTGACACCAGGCGCACGTAAATGCACGCGCATAACATTTGCCTCACAATTATCAACAAAACAAGCCGCAATATCGCTTTCAAAGTAGCCATGTGTCGGACACTTATAATCCTTTAACATCATCATCTTCCCCTTAGTTGTTCATCCAAAGTCTTACCAGAATAATCTCTTGGGTTTTTTGGGCTGATCTCCAAACGTATCTTTCCATTCTCTACAACAATCTTGTTGCTTCTTACTAAAACAGGCTTAGGCTGCTCTCGATATTCCACAAACCGCGTGCGATCACGGTTCTGCATTACCCTAATCTCACCATTTTTCCAAGCATGGTAGGCCTTTGACAGCCGTATCTGGCTGCGCTCAGTCATGGTGTGGCCACGATAGAAAATGTCAATCAAGGTTTTCTTAGTCAACCCGGCTAGTTCAGCAAACAAAGAAATACTAATACCGCGATCTTGGTCATCAAAGAAACGCTTGAGCAATTGATGCAATTCAGCTTTAGGAATGACGGGGTTCAATTGTGTAACCTATTGATTGTAAATAGTTTAGGAATTGTCTCTCACCATACATACGGTCTACTTCTTCATCTGACACTTTCATCTTAATGTGCATATCACCGACAAGCTGTCGGGTCTGTGCATGATGCCCAACCAAGACTGTGTAATCAAAGTTGTCATGATAGATTGGGCCTACGTACTCAATACTAAAGTTCTTGGCTACGTTCTCAGGTGCGTACTTGATACCCCAGTCTTCAAGGGTAGGTTTCAATATAGCCGTGTATTGTGCATCCTCATTCCAGCTATGTATCTCTGTGGCATACCTGTGGATAAGTCCTTTTTCATTCAAGATGTTGAGTAGACGTTTACTGCGTAGGCTAAAGCCACCGTTCTGTACTACCCTGCGATCAGGGTGCATCACCCATCCGAATTGTAAAAGAAACTGATTACCCACAAGGCCACAATGGGAAGGAGCACCGATATAGTCATAGTCGTAATAATTTGATTTGAAGTTGTTGCCATTAAGAACCCATCCATCATCCTGCACCACCAAGCAATATTCAGTCTTAATGAATGACTGTAAGCAGTGCATCATAAAGGGGCTGTACTCCATGTAGTTTGTGTGCTCAATCCTTTTCCACTCAATGTCACTAGGCAAGTTTGCCGGCTTGTTATAGCTTAAGAGCAAGCCTCGGCTACCAGGTAGTTCCTGCATTGACTTTAAGATGCTAGGTATAGCCGTAGCACCAGTATTGTGACCGTATACAGATACGATGGTTAAGTCATTGTGATCCAAAGCCTATCCTCTTTAGATATGTTGATACGCCACGACTAGCGGCCATCTCGCCGGGTGTCATGTCCTCTTGCTTCTTGTTTAAGTCTTTAGTGATCTTAGCGGTAATCAATCTAGGGCCTACTTGTTCCGCATACGCGGCCGCTGCTAGGCCACAGGCAATCACACGGTCATCCTTGTTGCGGCCAGAGGCTTCAATACTGCCCATGTCTCTGACAATAGTTTTCATTTCATCAATCGTATCTTCGGAATAGATGTTCATCATCCCGCGTTCAAAGTAATCCTTCATGTAAGACAGCATCCGTTCTTTAGACTGCTGTGTGGTCAGCCAACCAATACTGTTACTCATGCCGCCCAAGGAATCATTCCTGCGCCAGATAAACTGTTGCATAGAGGAATACACGTCCATCAAGTTCTGACCTACTACCCCTCCAATGCTGGAGGCCTGACGCTTAAGATTACGCAGTTCATTGATGACAGCCTGACCTGGGCCATTAACCTCAAGGTTCAGAGTCGAGTTCTTGTAAGCACCGGCAAGGTGCGCGATCACCCAAGCAAACTGATAGGTGTTCATTTCTGAGGAAGCAAACTCCGCGACCTGTTCCATCCCATCGGCGTAGCATCGGAAGACTTGTATGCAGAAGCGGTCTGCCCAATCACTACTACCATAAGCAGGATCAGCACCAATGACGTAATAACCCTGTTCAACGGGTTCCTCCCAAACCTTAAGCGTAGCCAAACGCTCCGTACTCTTAACCACTTGGGTATCATGAAAGTAACTCCCCATCACATAACGATAGCTGTCATAGCTAATCTTCTTGGCAATCTTCATTGCGTCCGTACATCTAGCATTTGAGAAGAAAGAAAGACCAGTCATCACAAAGGCATAGTCTTCTGTAGGAGGAAACTCTTGATACATCAGAGCATCATCTTTCATGCCTTCGGCTAACTTCCAACGCCACCAAGCCATTTGACGGGAAGTGATCTCAAAGTCGTATAGCTTCTTGATCTCTTTCGTCCATTCCTTTTCCTCGGGATTGAGTTTGCCATCCCAATAGACGCGGTACACATCGCTGTCAGGAGATGCGGAGTAGAACTCATTCCTCCACCAACCACAGAAAATGGCTTTCTGCGTTCTAGCTCGTTTAGCAGTAGTGTACATGTCATGAAACATATTGAAGCCACGAGCAGTAGATTCAAAGATATACAACCGATCAGGATTAGTCTCTGCGAGAGAGGCCAGCAAAGAGGCTAGGCCTTCTTCATCACCCCAAGAACTTGTCTCAGTACCATGCAAGAAAGTAATGCCCTTACCACGCCCTAGAGAGCCTTTAGCACGGGTTCCTGCAACCTGGTAAAAGATACGACTACGGTTCTTGAGAGATAAGCTGTTTCTGTTATGAGCAAGCTGGGGAATCTTAAACTCTTTAGGCAAGCCATCCATGTACGCACCCAGCGTACCCCTAAACATATCCCGGTTTTCCTCACTGTCTGTCACCAACGTGCCACCCAAACCATTGTGAGTAAAGTGCCAGTACAGGTCTAACGCTAGGGAGATAGTTGTAATACCTAACTGTCTACCTTTGAGAATGACAAAGAAATGAATGTCTTGTTCTAAGCCGCTAGCAATCTCATCCATGACATAGGTCTGCGTACCCAACAACCTATCCATCTTCCTGAGACCCTTTTCCTTAGTCTCAATCTTTAGCTGTGAACAGAAGTTGTAGAACTGTTGCAAATTGAACTTCATTTCTTACCCCAGTTGTCTACATCCCAATTCGATATGACAGCCATTACCGTTTTATCCTTGGCACAACCAATCAATTCCTTCACCATGATCGGGTCATACTTGGCTTGCCAATCCTGTACTAGCTGCAACTTCTGCACCCTAGTCCTACAACGTATTGCCCTATTCATCTCTATCGCATATCTGCGCCTAGACTCTTTTAGGCCGTCCTCCATACCCTGATACCACCCTCAACCTTACGGGCTACCAGTGTATACCCCAACCTCTTACCAGCCCTCGTATTCATATTACAAACATTATGAATACTCTTGCCCTCTACCAAGAAACTATCACCTACCTCTAACTCAGCATACGGGTAACTATTTACCCTAGGTATTGGTATGTCCTTCTCTATCTGCATATTCCCTCCTTCAACATAGTACGCAATGTAACACGTACAGGAAAATAGTAAAAATTTTATGGGGGATAGCCTGTTGGGGGTCACGCTCACTAGGGGGGCCTACCCCATTCACTCGGTCATCGTAGTAGGTCTACGCATCTACGCAGTCAGAACCCTGCCCAAACGCCCGAGAACAGGCCTAGAATCAACGATCGAGGGAAAGGAGGGAGTAGGTATTCTTTCAGTCTTATTGCCCATCTGAGAACCCCTAATCCTAATCTACTATTTAAAAGTTATATAACCAGTAATCTAGATTATATATATATATAAAATATTTTAGATTTATAGAATAAAAGTATTGCGTTAACTTAGTAAACTATGTATTCTATCTTCACTGACTGCAATCCTAGCGGTCTACTACCAGGAGCACTATCATGAATAAGCAAACTTTGTTTCACATCAAAACAGCTTTTGACGTTGTGTGTATCGCAGTTGGGTTTACCTCTCCGCTAATCATCATCGTTGCGATGATGGGTCATCACTAATCAGCGAAACCGCAGCCGGACGGCATCCGGCATCAACTTATCCTAGAGTTGACTAACAGGGAGCTCACATTATGAATTTGTCTCAAGCCCGTGCCATTGCCGGCACACTAGGCAATCCATCTAAAATGCCAGACCTGGCGTACGGTATTTCAGCCCATGATTGCAACGTAGGCAGCAAGCTTGCAAAGATACCTGGTTCTGTTTGCCATGGTTGCTATGCATTAAAAGCGAACTATCAATATCCTAGCGTACAAAAAGCCCACGCTACCAGATCAGCGAACCTGGCAACGCCTGAATGGATCGATGCCATGATCGTTCAGATTAAGCATTCCAGGACTAAGTATTTTCGCTGGCATGATAGCGGCGATCTGCAAAGCTTCGATCACCTGGTTGCAATTTGCAAAATAGCCAGAGCATTGCCTAAAGTACTATTTTGGTTGCCTATCAGGGAGAATGCTCTTGTTCGCAAGTATCAAAGCTTAGGTTCTTTTCCCGATAATCTTACTGTTAGAGTCTCTGGACAGATGATCGATGGTGAGATGCCTGTAGGCTTTGACAATATATCGATGGTAACGGCTAACGGCACTGTATACGGCAAAGAGTGCCGAGCATATCTTCGTGGCAATCGGTGCAGTACTTGCCGGGCTTGCTGGAACCGTGACATCAAGTGCGTTACTTACCACCAACACTAATTGTTTTACCGCGGCCGGTGCGGTTTACCGGCATTTTTCCTAGTCTATGAGGTTAATTACCATGCAAACATATAAAGCCCGGAACGGCAATATTCAATATAAACCATCGTTTAAACAACTTGAGAGAATTATTGAGTCTGACAATGCCACAGGCTTTTGCCTGGCATGTGGCGTAGAGAATGATGGCGTAGAGCCAGACGCATGCAAGTACACTTGCGAGTCCTGCCACGCGCCTAAAGTGTATGGTGCAGAACAACTTGTTTTGATGAACCTATTTCATTAAGGAGTAATTATTATGGCCTTATATGACGTTACACCAGATATTTTGTTATCAACTGGCCGAGTGGTTGTTCATTCTCGCCAGGCTAATGGGTCGCAACTCGCTACGCCTACGCCTGGATACCATGCGATGACTTCCACGGAGTGGGTGGAATATTGCGCGATAACAGACAATATGATTAATCAAGTACTGGGGGGTGAATTATGCGTTACGCGGTAGAGGTACACATGAGCATTACCAGGACAATATATGTAAATGCATATACTGCGGCAGATGCCAGGGATGAAGCAGCCAATACACTTACCCTGGAAGATTTCAAGGACGTGCAATACGCGGCCGAGCTCACGGTTGGCGATGCCTACCCAATCAACGAACTAGAGGAGGATTTTGTATGAGAGATATATTCACAAGAGAAGAAAGATTAGGCATTACTCAACCTAGTATCTTAAGCATGATAGGCCAAGGTTTATTGTTTGTATTTTGTTTGGTAATGATGGGTTTTATATTGTTGTTGTTGTCGGTGTAATGAATGAGCTGGCTCTTTTCGCGGGTGCTGGTGGAGGAATACTTGGCGGGAAACTACTCGGCTGGACAACAATCTGTGCAGTCGAGTGGGAACCTTATCCCGCAAGCATACTTGTCTCCAGACAAAATGAAGGCTTACTCCCGCCTTTCCCGATTTGGGATGACGTTCGCACCTTTGACGGACATCTCTGGCGAGGACTTGTTGACGTCATCAGTGGTGGCTTTCCATGTCAGGACATTAGCGCAGCAGGAAAAGGCGCAGGAATTACCGGAGAACGCTCAGGAATGTGGAAAGAAATGGCCAGGATTATTGGCGAGGTTCGACCCCGTTTCGTGTTCGTGGAAAACAGTCCAATGCTCACTTCTAGAGGACTCGGTACAGTCCTTGCAGACCTTTCCAAGATGGGGTTCAATGCGGAATGGGGAGTTATATCAGCGTCAGACGTGGGAGCCAACCACAAACGAGATAGAATTTGGATTAAAGCCCAACAACGAAACCTTCTTTCATACACCCAACACAACGGGGATAGACGGCGGGAGCAACAGCAGGAAAGCATTGAAGAAAAGATTGGAACAATGGCCAACACCAACAGCGAACGAGGATGCGTGCGGCAAACCAACAGGCAAAATGCAGAAGATGTTAGGCAATCACCCAGATGTGCGGAAAGACCTGACTGGTGGTACGTTGAACCCAACGTGGGTAGAGTGGCTCATGGGGTGGCCGCTAGGGTGGACAGACTTAAAGCAATTGGAAATGGACAAGTACCCTTGTGTGCAGCAACAGCTTGGACAGTCCTAAAGCCCCTATAAATTATATATCTGACCTAACTCCTGCTAAAGCCCCCCCTACCCCCCAAAGCAATCAAGGGAAGTAGAGGGGGAAACTCCTGCCCCTTTCGAGATACTCACCATGTTTAGGCTTGGTCATTTTCCTAAACCCCCCGCCGTGAGTTCTAAGCCAGCGCACAGATTTCACTGTGTATGGTTTTCTTGATAGCAGCCCCATCTTGGCTCATTGCTTACGCGATCAGTACGATCTGACCGCCAAAAGAAAAACCCCTAGGTCTTAAGGTAGGAGCGTGGCCCTGGCGTGGGCAATCTCGGCACTGGGTGCGGGCAGTGCGTTAATCACACACGCCCCTATCTTAAAATCTAAGGGTTCTAATCCGCACCTACAATGCCTGACCGCCAAATCAGACAGGCGCACCATAACACACCTAAATATATTTTGCAAACCCCTTGACTAACATCATTAACCTAATTAACATTCTTAACTGTAGTACCCTTTCCTAATCAACCTAATGGAGCACACTATGACCATACACGCCTGTGTAGATTGCATACATTTCATACCCCATCCTGCTAACAATCATTCCCTCTCGCGCTGCGGACATGAGTTCGAGATCAACTTTGTAACCGGTGAACGTGACTACAAGTTCTGTGAGATCGTCCGTAAGCATGGCCCTTGCTACCCTCACTCAGTCTATTTTGAACCTGCACAAGACCCTAGACATCAGGAGCTAGATGATCAAGATGGGGAACACCTTAAAACCAAAGGAGCACCCTTCTAATGGCTGATCAACCCACTATGAAAGACTGGAAACAGTTAAACGAACAATTCCAACAAGCACAAGACCAAATCGAATTCTTAACCAAGAGTAACGATACCTTGTGGAAAGTAATCTCATTCTTAATGGAGCACATCTAATGGCTAACGATAGAGCAGACTTCGCAGATGAAGTCAGAAACAAGGCTTGGTTCTCAAGTGATACACGCATGGCACTAGATGGCAAAGCCGTCACAGTCATCTTACAAAAGCAGGGTAAAGCTGAAAGAGAGGACTTATCTCAAGTAGAAGTCGTACAGGCTGGTCACATGATGGAGCCATTTATTGCCCGTATTGCAGAGGACAAGTTGGGCTACCCCTTAGCTAAGGCTGACTGGACTGGAACCCATCCTACCGAACCTTGGATGCAATCCCACTTTGACTATGTGAAAGAGATCAAGGGCGGGTATATCCCTTATGAGATCAAGAACTATAACTTGAACCGGATGAACAAGTTCTCTGATGACCCCTTGATCCTACCTGATGCAGACAGAGGGCAATTGATACAGGAAGCAATCTGCCTAAACGCATCTGAAGCACATCTCTGCGTACTCTTTGGTGGTCAATACTTCAGACATTATGAGATGACTGTCACAGATGAAATGAAAGAGGAATTGACTAAGCAAATGGCTGTGTTTTGGGGGCATGTAGTCGCAGGAACAACCCCTGATCCTCAGACAGTTCAAGAGTGCAAGCTAGTCTATGCACAGCAGACTAACGGTGTGGCTTGGGCAGACAGGGAAGCAGAGCAGATAGCAGCACAATTAAAGCTGACTAAGCAGCGTATCAAAGAGCTAGAGGAAGCAGAGGAAGCGATGACAGTGGCCCTACAGAATCGGATGAGATCATCTGGTGAGCTAGTCACGGTGGACGGCAACATCTTAGCTACTTGGAAGGCAAGCAAAGGTTCTAAGCGTTTCGATCCCAAAGTATTCCAACAAGCCATGCCAGAGATGTATGAGAAGTTTTGTTTCGAGCAACCAGGTTCACGGAGGTTCTTAGTCAAATGAAAGCCTTCCCTCACTCATATAAACACCCACACTCAGGTCTATTTGTAGAAGAACCTGGTATGGACTTGAGGGATTACTTTGCTGGTCAAGCCCTCATAGGTTGTGTAACCAAGTACAAAACCCTACCCGTTATGGCAATCAACGCCTATAAGATTGCTGACGCTATGCTTAAACAAAGGGAGCAGACAGATGAATAACCTAGTACCGTTTCAAGACATGACCTTGATGGCCGACAGTATTGCTAAGTCAGGACTGTTTGGCATGAAGAACGTCAATGAAGTATTAGCCCTGATGCTCGTAGCACAGGCTGAAGGATTACACCCTGCTACAGCAGCTAGGGATTACCACATCATCCAAGGCAGACCTGCTCTCAAGGCAGACGCTATGTTAGCCCGATTCCAACAGGCAGGTGGAAAGGTGGACTGGAAGTCTTACACAGACCAACTGGTCACAGGAGTCTTTACTCACCCTAATGGTGGCACACTGGAACTGTCTTGGAGCATTGAACAGGCTACCAAGGCAGGACTGAATAAGCCTGGCTCTGGTTGGTCTAAGTATCCTAGAGCCATGCTAAGAGCTAGGGTAGTCTCTGAGGGCATTAGATCGGTTTACCCTGGTTGCGTGATCGGTACGTATACGCCAGAGGAAGTGGCTGACTTTGATGATAAGCCAGTCAAGATGAAGGACATTACCCCTCAACCCGTAGAACTACCTCACACTATCATCTCGCATCCAGATGAAGGGAATATCACGCATCTTGGTCAACCAGAACCTACTTGGCCGCTTAACCTACCCGATGGCACTGTCTACTCAGCACATCACAATGCTGAGGACTGGATATTTGCCTACAACGAGATGGTGGAAAAGATAGGTAAGTCTACCAAGCTAGACTCTAAGGATAAGGCAGAAAAGGTACGTAGCCTTAAATCGGTCAATAAGGGGTCTCTGAGCCGACTTAGTGCTTTACAGATGGCAGTAATAGCACAAGCTACTGGACACGCTCTAGGAGCCGTTCCTGAGCCTGTAGAGGCTATTCCATCCCCAAAGTCGAAAGGCCCGATCATGACAGTGGACGAGTTCGAGGAATACAGCCCGTTGGGTCGGGAATAACTCAGAATGAACAGATATTGTCTTTGTTAAAGAGAGGGCCATTGACTCAGTTACAAGCCTTAGAACTGGTGGGTACGACTAGACTTGCAGCACGAATCAATGACTTAAGAGAGATGGGGCATATCATCCATACGGAACCAGTAACCAAGGGTGGTAAGACCTTTGCTAAGTATCACTTAATACAGGAGAAACAACATGGCAGATTTTGAAGTAGCAGATGGCACTAGCTTTATGTGGCCCAATAAAAAGACCAGTGAGAATCAACCTGACTGGAAAGGCGAGATGAACTATCAAGGACAGAAATTGAAGTTTGCTCTGTTCAAGAAGATGACTCGAAATCAGCAGGAATACGTCCTACTCAAGATTGAGGATGATTCTTGGAAGGATAAGAACCAACAGTCCTATCCTAAAGAAGTCACTAAACCCTACGAATCAGACGTACCGTTCTAATGGGTAAAACACAACGTACTAAAGGAGCAACCTATGAACGAGATATTGTGCATGATCTGGCTGATCATCTCGGTGTGCATTGTGTTCGAAACTTGGAACAGACAAGAGATGGTGGTGCGGATATTGTTCTGGATCGCTTTGTTATCGAGTGTAAGCGGCGTGCTGGTATTGCTGTTTATGACTGGGTAGACCAGGCTCAAGCTGCTTGTAAAGAAGGACAGACACCCATCGTGGTGTGCCGTGCTGACAGAAAAGAATCACTCGCAATTATGAAATGGAAAGACTTCCTAACCCTATTGGGGAACGAGATCAAGTAACAACCCCTGGAACCTGTACCAGAGTTGTATGAGTGCTCCCATGCAACCGATTAGGACGTTAAGGGGCAGACGTTACAGGCAGCCCCACTCACACTAACCATAAGGAAAAATTATGTCTGAAGGTAAACAACAACCACACATCTTTGTAGCAACTCCTATGTACGGGGGAATGTGTACTGGGTTCTATACCCAGTCCATCATGTTGTTACAAAAACAATGCCATGAAAGAGGTATCAATATCACCTTCTCTTTCATGTTTAATGAATCTCTGATCACCCGTGCTCGTAACGGTATGGCGCATGGCTTCCTAGGTTCTGAGGCCACTCACCTACTCTTTATCGACTCAGACATTCGTTTCCATCCTGATCACTTCTTCAAGATGCTAGAGGCTGACAAGGACATTATCTGCGGTATCTATCCCAAGAAAGAGATCAACTGGGATACCGTCAAGATGGCGATGGACAATGGCGTACCTAACGATCAATTAAAATGGCATACAGGCTCTTTCGTGGTCAACCTGTATAACTACTCTGGTTCAGTCACCGTGCCTGTCAACGAGCCTATTGAGATATACAACGGTGGTACAGGCTTTATGCTGATCAAGCGTGAAGTATTTGAGCAACTAAAGGACAAAGTAGGCTTTTACACAAACAACGTCACAGACCTAGCTAACAGCCTACAGGCTGAACGTATCTATGAATACTTCACCACAGCTATTGATGACGAAACAGGTGTACTACTCTCTGAGGATTACTACTTCTGCAAACTGGCTAGAAAGAATGGCATCTCTGTTTGGGCAGCCCCTTGGGTATCACTGGCACACGTAGGCACATACTGCTTTGAAGGGCAGTTGTTACCCGCACCATGATGAACGCTCTCGACCTGGGCTGCGGCCCTAATCCACGCAATCCCTTTGCGGCAGACTTCGTATACGGAGTTGACCTGCAAACCTTTGATAACCCTCTCATTAAGGTAGCAGACCTAGCTATTCAGCCTATACCGTTTGATGACTGTATGTTTGAGTATGTAACGGCCTATGACTTCCTAGAACACATTCCTAGACAGTTATACCTATCTGACAGTCAAAAGGGTGGGGTAGTGCGTCTTTACCCCTTTGTAAACGTCATGAGTGAGATATGGCGAGTGATGAAGCTAGGCGGTACGTTCATGTCCTCTACCCCTGCTTTCCCTCATGCAGCAGCCTTCCAAGACCCTACACACGTCAATTACGTCACACCGGATACGTTTGGTGAATACTTTGATGAACACAAGACTTGGGGAAAGAACTATGGCTTTAAGGGGAAGTTTTCTATCAAGGCTATGGATTACTTTGGGCCACACTTGGTTGTCACAATGACTAAACTTAGCAATGATATTGTCTAAGCGTAGTTACTCCTCTCGCACTGCAAGTGCGTTAGCCCCTGTGATCACACCAGGGGTTTTTTTTACCGTTTTGCGGTACGCTTGGACTTACGAAATGCTTCAGCAGTTGGAGCACCTTTACTTCCAGGCTTCCTCATGCGCTCTTTTGACCCGTGTTTTATCCGTTCTCTCTTGCGGTGGATATTTGCATATAGTCCGTCTTTCATCTACACCCCCATCGTCTACGCGCGGCCTTCCCCCGCTCTCCTTTCCAATGTTTCGAGCGAGCACAAAATGATTTATGTCTTGGGCCTGATTTTTGTGGTGCTTTTAGGTTTGAGCCTGTTGCTTTGTTATATTTGCGTCTACCTTTTGCGGTTAGCCCTCCCCCCGCTTTTACGGAGAGTTTCTCGCCACGCCCGACTGAAAGGTTTGTATCACTCATATTTACGTGTTCCTGACCGATCTATGATCAAGGCTTGGCCGCGAGGCAACTCACCTAAACGTGATGGTACAGATACATGAGTCCATCTGTCGAACTCTCTGATGATTTGATCAAAGGGCAAGTCACTGCCAATCACAGCTTTGCAGACCTCATCAGGAGTCATGCCAGGTACGCGTATGTCAGCAGCGCAGCCCAAGATGTGTTGACTAGTACCTTTAGAACCTACTGCTTCGTTTACTGCTGGGGAGCGGTAAGCGGAATTTACCATGATCGGTTTGCCGCCAAGGAGTACCTTTACTCTCTCAAGAAACTCGGCAAGCCTAGTCAGGTTAGCAATGACCTCATCATTGGGAGTGTTGTCGAGTTCCCGATGATCGGTGACGGTGAGTTCTGCCAAGGTGAAGTGCGGTGTTAGATTCATTTTTCTATCGGTGTACTGTTGTGAATCATGTGATCTTTAGCCTGACTAGAAGCACTAGAGCCAAAATAGAAAGCGATAATCCCAGTCCAAGCCGTACCTAAACTACCTAACATAATATCGACTTCAGCAGCTTGTTCAATCTTTCCTGTCATCAAGCCTACCAGTATTCCGAAGAATCCCACTGTGACAATAATTGCGAGAAAAGAAGGTATCCAGCTTTTGACAGTGGTTTGCATCTGCCTGGCACTGGCTCTGTCTTCATTGCCTAACTTGGCAAAGTCTAAGCCTAGTTCTTGTGCCTTAGCCTTGATAGCAAGTTCAGCTTGCTGAATGGCCGCTACTTGCTCACCAGTTAGCTTACCTGTCTCAATCGTCTTTTGTACGTCATCACCAGACATACCCAAGGCAGACTCAAGAGCACCGACAGCCATACCCGCTACAGGACTACCAAGGGCTGACGCAACAGTGGGTGCTAACTTCTCTAAAGTATCTAACCAATCAGCCATCTTTTCTTCCTGCTAGTAATGACACAACGACTGCAATTAGCTGCAATGTCCACTGTGTCGTATCACCCGTCTGTTCACACGGTATAACGTCAAAATTACATACTGCGCCTACTGTTCCAGAAATGGCTACTACATACACCAATAGCCAGATCAGTATAGTTTCGTGGTTCACTTTTTGTTCCACAGTTCAAACAACGTCTTAATCTTTTCTTCTACTACGCCAATCCGTACATCCATCTTAGCTAACACTATGACTAATGTGACAAAGCCTAAGACCATAGGCCATAGCTTTGCAATTAGGTCTAATGTATCCACTTATAGGCCTTCGCCTGGAGTAAAGTAACACTCAGATGTGCCTTCACCTATAAACGCAATGTATACGTTAGAGGACGTACCAAACTGTCCTGGTATGGTGTAAGTTCTTGAAGTGCCAGGCACAGACACCAAGCAATACTGAGGGCTACCATTGCTAGGCGCAGCTACCGTAGCGGAGGAATTACCCGTTACTTGAAAGTAAACAGGCTGTCCACCAGAACCAGTGGGTTGATGATTAGCCACCAACAACTGATTACATGGGCCATCTGCCTGTATTTGTATGATCTGGCTAGTAATGGTGACGTTTGCTTTATACGTCTTACCCATAGCCTGGAATGAGGAAACTATAGCCATTAGTACACCTTCTTGCCACCACCGCTCGTGGGAGACAGTTTGGTTTGAAAAGGTTTGTCATCCATACAGAACACGGTTCTATAACCACCTCTCGGTAGTTCACCTGGTTGCCAGGCTTCCATCCCTGCACTGCCATCTCTAGGCAGTTGTGGACGTACTGACTTAGCTATCTGCTGATTCGTTTCGTGTGGACGCTGATGTTTTCTCGACTGCATTTGGCATACTCCTATTCATTAGTAAGTAACTGAAAATAGAGAAGAAAGCCATTGTACCCATTCGCTCCCATCTCGGATCGTACATTGTCCAACAAGCCAACGTAAACACTAATGCTAACGCCAGTATTGCCAACAACCTTTCCGTCACGACTGACAATGCCAGTCTGACTATCGCTATCCCGTCCATCCTATCCCCTATTCGTCCTCAGTGGCGAAACCGCTTCCCCACTCATCATCTGACACTTTAAGGCGTATTGACTCTAGTTTCAATGCCCTGTCAATGACTTTCATCTTGTCTGTGATCGAGGCTGTCTCGTCCACCATCACTGATTTCAACATCTCGTTGATTGCGTCCTCCAAGTCCGGGTTGATGCCCTTGTCCTTCTTTTTCATTTCCTATCCCCAATAACGGTACTTTCTGCGGTGTACCTTGCCGCACTTCATCCCAGTAATACGGGCCTGTCGCTTTCATGCGTTTCAAAACAATGCTTGGTCAACCACTGCTTGAGCAGGGCGGCCAACCTCAAACACAAACGCATTTTTGATAGCCCGTTGTAACATTGTCGTTTTGGTCAATTGATCAATAGGTGCTACAAAAATGTCGCTGAGTTTCTTTTGTAAAGCATCTACAGCCTTTTGATCCATCAAACCAAACTCTACCGCTCTATCGCCAATCTTTTGCATCTTGTTTATTGCGCCCTTCAAACTACGCTCTGCTTCCCTTGCAATAACTTGTGACACAGCTTTGGAAAACTTGTCCTGGCCGCCAGGGGTATTACGCAAAATTTCGCCCATAGCTTGCCATTCGCTTTGCTTGCTACCGGTAATAATCTTTTCAACACGATCACTAGCCGTAGTATCTGCTAGTAATTCATCTACCTTTTTCTGTGCTTCTTGGCGTACTTTTTGTGCTTCTTTAGTCAATGGTGCAGCAACTTGACCGGCTTCAGTTTCTAACTGTTTTGCTTTTGCAGCCGCTTCAGCTTGCATGGTAGCGGCGCGTGACTCAACCGCTTTAGCACCAGATGTAACTTGTTGTTCACCTAATTGACGTAAGGCTTCAGTGCTTGGGGTAACTTGCCCAATACGTTTTTCAGCACCCGCTTCAATCCGTCCAGCAGCACGTTCTGCGTCACGTCTGATGCGTTCAGCTTCAGTTAATCCACGTTGTTCTACTCTTGCCGCTTCTTTCTCAGGCAAACCTGGTACTTGGCTAACTTTCGTCTTTAATGTGCGCTCAAGTATATCTAAACGCTTTTGGTAATCTGTTGTTTTTTCTATGTTTTTTGCTACACTTTCGAGTTCTGTGCGTAACGTCTTAAACTCAGGTAAAGCCAACCAATCTCGATTTGTTTCTAAAACAGAGCGTATTTTGTTTTTAGTTGGCTCACCAATTTGATCAGCCAAATAACCTCTTGCTAATCTGTTGCTTTCCTCTAGCCCTGCTACAGACAACAATTGACGTGCAGTATTAGCATTACCAAACACTTGGCCGCCAACACCAGACAGCTTTTCCATATAGTCACCAAGATCAAACCCTTCTGGTTTGTCTGTGACGTAACGACCTAAACGTGTACGAAACTCATTAAGCGGCCTAGATAATTCTTTATATGCGTTTTTGGCTGCGTTGTATGCACCACCAGAAAAATCATCAATAAGTTTCTGTGTGTAATCAGCTAAACGTCCGGCTAACTGTTGGTCAATTGCCTCTACGCCCTCTGCTGGCAATCCTGCTGCACGATCTTTAAGACGGCGCACCAAAGTTTCAAGAGACTCAGCAGATGCTTTAACAGGTGCTTCAAACACTTCTCCAGTATTAGGGTCAACGCCTCTACGTACTGGATTGATTTGGTCTTTGACACGTTTGATCTGTTCTACTACTTTAGGATCAGTTTGCCGTGTCATACGGGTTGTTGGATCAATTAACTCCGTATCTATCTTATTCAATGTTTCTTGATAGCCAGGTATATCACGGTAGGTTTTACCGCTACCCTCTAAGTTTTTAATTGAATTTAACCAAGCATCTTTGAATGGCTTAAATGCCGCTTCTCTTGCCTCAACTAAAGACTTAAGCTGTTTATCAAACAATGGACGTATCTGCCCACCTAATTCTGTTGGCAGTATTCGTTCACCCACTTTGCCAATTTCTTGCGCTTGTTGTTCTTTGGTCGCTGCACCAAACTTTCTAAGACGTTCTTGTTGTGCTTCTAACCGTTTTTGCGTTGTTGCAATCTGTTTTGCAGAATCTTGAATAATTTTGTCAGCAGCTTGACGTGCTTGATCTTCCGTTTGCTTGGCATCAATCTCTGCTAATTGACGCACAGTAGAACTTTGATTCTGTGAATTACGGCGAATAATTGCAGCACGTTTAGCACCAGCTTCAATTTGCGTTCTAGCCTCAACCTGAGCTTGGCTTCTTAATTTATCGGCCGCAGCATCCCACTGGCTACGCAATGCAGCCACTTTTTTGTTTGCATCAGCTATAGCTGCACGGCCGCCGGTTTGTGCTTGTTGAATAATTGCATTAGCTTGTTGTTCAAGCGTTGTTGCTTGTTGTTCAGCCGTTTGCGTAATTGTTTGAGCTTGTTTGCGAAACAGATCAACAATATCTTTTTCTGCTTGCAAAGAAGCCTGATCAGTACCACGTATATCTTTGAGTTTACGTTGCACAAACTCTTGTTGCTGTTGTGATAAGTTATTGATTTGATTAGAGCTTATACCTTTCTCTTGCAACAAATCACCAAGCGTACGGGCTGTTTTGCCACCAGGCAACATACCGAACAATGATTTAACACCAGTTGGCAATTTGCCTAATTGGTAAAAAGGTTCTGGCCCAACCACAGAACCAAGCAATCTAGCTGTTTCTGCTCCAACACCAGGACCATATTTTGATTCAACAACTTGACCCGCCGTTTCCCCAGTAGCACCGGATATACCGCCTCCAACAGCAGAGGCTACTCGACTACCACGCAATGCTTCACCACCAGCAGTTAGTCCTGCTCCAATTCCTGTAGCCACTTTACCTGGCATCCCAGGAATATATCTACCTGCGGATGTTAAACCAACCCCTGCGGTTTCCATTAACTCAGGAGCAAACGCACCTAATCCAAAACCACTTGCAGCAGCTTCACCTATAGATTGTAATGCAGATGGCTTTTCTTTTTCTGGACGTGGTTCTTCCGCACCTGGTAAATCGTGCTCTGGTACTGCGCTAGGCAAATCTTCTTTTGGTACGGCTGCCATTATTCACCCTCGTAATGCCATGCACCGTTGCGATAGATAATTGGTTTTCCGCTTTTTGATGTTGATTTATCGCCTTCTTTGGGTGCAGATGTAGATTCACCTTTTTGAAAGTAATCAACCAAATCTTTGGGTAATTCAATACGTTTATCTTCTGGTAGCGTTTTGTTTGCTTCAACAACACGTTGTACTAATGCGTTCCACTTAGTGCGCTTTACACTTTCTGCCTCACCTTCTAGTGGTATCTGTGCTGCTACAGCTTTAACTTTTGCGTCTGACAATGCACCACGTCCACCTGTACCTGCTGATGCTATGTCATACGCCATATTAAGCAATAATGCGTCATTTCCTTGCAAGCCTTTATCAATCGTTGAATAAGTTGCATAACGTGTTATGTCAGATATTATGCTGCCCTTAAAATTATTAAGAAAAGCATCAGATGCACCTGGCAATTTTCCTGTTTTCTTGCCAACTTGGTATAAATTTTCTAAATTAAATTTAGCGTTTCCTACGTCAGCTTGCAACACACGCTCTGCGGTTTGTTGAGCCTTTGCCGTTCCAGTTCCAGGTGCAGCTACAGTTGTTGCACTGACTGCATCAGAAATTGGTTGTCCATTTTGATCTACGTATTGTCCGGTTCTAGCATTAAATGAACCAAGCACTGTAGAACCATCTGCTTTTTTAACTTGCACTTCTTTAAACTCAGGCGTGACTGTTGGATGTGTGCGCTCATATATAACGCGATCCATAGCAGCTTTTGCTGTAGCAGCACGTTCTTCTTCTTTTTGTGCGCCCTCTGTAACTTTTGCCCAATTCTTTGCTATTTCATTAAAATTGTCATTGAAAGCGACCAACGGCAGTTTTTTAGCTAACTCGCCTAAAGATGTAGCACCCTTTGAATAAGCCGCTTGGGTATTCTTTTCAGTAGCCGCAGTACCACCCAATTTTGCTACTTCAGTACCTTGTGCTATCTCGGTTTTAAGGCCTTCAATCATACGATCAAGAGCCTTCATGTTTTCATCGTAAATGTCTTTCTCTCGTTTATAAAGATCATCCCGACCCTTAAGATGGCCTTCTACCATGCCATTCATAGCAGACAATGCTTGCTGTGCATGAGTCTTTCCTGCACCACCTAATGCAAAACCAATTACAGTGGTCAGGGTAAACAAATTCATAATGTCTTTAGCTGATTCTTGCGTAGGCACAAAAGCAGGGCGTGACTTAACCTTTTCTTTGAACTCAGCTAATTCTGGCATATCACGTATTTGTCTTGCCGTTTCTTCCGCACCAGCAGCCTTTGCACCTGCAACACCCGCTTGCACTTGCATCGGCACTTGCGATTTGCCTAGTTCTAATTCTTCTTTGGCTTGTCTACCTTGTTGTGCGCGTGGCTCGTTCTCTTTTAGAAACTTTTGATACGCCTCTCCAGCAGCACCAGGTTTTCCACCAAAAGGAATGTTGGGTAGCGTTACGCCTAAACTTTCATCTAAGGCCATATCAAGTCACCGCCGTTTGAGTTTGCGTTCCCGGTGTTTGTGGTGTAGTACCCATCAATACACGTCCAACATTCATTGCGTAATTACCAGTCAAGGTATTCACATACTGATCTGCTTGTAGTCCGGCAGAAATAGCACCCTGAGCAATCTTGTCACCAATAGCTTGTATCTGTAGGCCAATGTTTAGATCGCCTTGTAATAGCTGTTGACGTAGTTGTTCTAGTGCAGCTTGACTTTGAACCACACCTACACCACCACCGGCAGCCTGTCCTGCTTGAGCAGCCCTAGCTTGAGCGGCTTGATAAGCCTGTTGAGATGCAGGAGATAGTTGACCAGCCTGTGCTTGAGCCACTTGTCGAGCACCCTGCTCTCTATATGGTTGTGCTTGTGCCAGTAACTCCTGTTTAGCCTGTTGTCCTTGCTGTGCAGCTTGTCTAGCCTGTAAAGCACCTAAACCACCTAATACAGCACCACCTAATGCCTGACCACCCGATATACCACCCAAACCAAGACTGTCTAGGAAACTCTTTTCTTTTGCCGGTGCAGGAGGCTGAACAGCACCCGTGTATTCACGTTGCAATCCTGCTAAATCTTGTGCAGCTATTGCCTGACCTGCGGGAGTTTGAAATGCTTGTGGAACCGTTGTAGGCGGCATAGCCATAGCTTGCGGCACATTTGTTGATGGCGGCGCAGGTTCAGCAGGTGAACCCGCAAACGACACTTGAGGAAAAGCCGCCGCTACATTAGTAGGCTCTGGTGCAGGTTGTCCTGCCGCAGCCGCACCAACATCTTGAGGCAGACCGTACGCCGTTTCCGTTTGAGCAGGTGTTCCAGTAAAACCCTCTCCTAACTGAATTGTTTCGTCAGCACCCTCAAACTCAAGCAATCCCGTATCAGGGTTCTTAGAACCTCTACCACCACGTTGCTTAAGTAACGCAGCTTCTTTAGGAGTAATGTGAGCCAAAATCGTGTCTTTGCCTCGCCCTTTCTTTTGCAAGAGAGCAGCAACCGCCGGTAGGTCGGCTGACATTTCGGTATGTAAAGCCTTCATCAAAGTCTTTGCCATATTAGGCTCCTGTCTCGTCTTTTACCCGTAAAGAGGCTTGGTTCCACACATTCTTAGGCTTACCACCTGTCTTGTCAAAGAGAGGCGTACTTAAGTCACCTACGTTCAATGCCTGTGCTAATGCAGCAGAACCAGGAGAGGCTTGTGTCTGAGTGGGCGGTGCAGATGCAGCTAATGCTGGTGTGCTTGATGGCGTGCTAGATGGAGTAGGTGTTTGTCCAAACAATACATCTTGTAAACCAGACTTTAATCCTGACTGTGCTGCACCCGTTATGTCTGACGCTACAATGTCACCCGCAGTTTGTGCGGTTTTCAAAGCACTGGTAGGTATCTGAGGTAGATCAGACTTAGCAGGGATAATATCCTTAGCAGCTTGTATTACTGGTTGTGCTGCTTCGCTTACAGCTTGTCCAGCTTGTTTAATGGGTTCCGCAACTGCTTGTACTACAGGCTTGGCTGTTTCCGCTACTGTCTGTGCGGCTTGTTTAACTGGTTGCGCTACCGCTTGAACTGCTTGCCCTACAGGTTGTGTGACAGGTGCTAATGCTTGTTTGACTTCAGTTGTAGACGGTAAGGCTTGCTTAACCGCTTGCACCGCAGGATCAACTGCTTGAACGGCAGACTGCACAACATCTGTTACCGGCTGAACCGCAGCTTTAACTTGAGCCAAAGTATCACTTGCAGCCGGCAATGCTTGTGCTACTTGTTGCTGTGCTGCTTGCGTTGCTTGAGACACAGCAGAACTTGCTACTGAAGTAGCCGCAGCTTGTACGCCAGTTTGCAATGCTTGATCTAAAGGTTTGCCAGATTCAATTGCCGCTACCGTAGCAGTAGTCGATGCACCTACCGCAGAGGCAGCAATTTGCACTAATGGCGATACAGCAGGAGTCGGTACAGGAGCAGCCGCTACACTCGCAGTGGGAGTAGGAGTAGGAGACAACGCCTGAGTGGTTGCTTGACTTGCTACAGAACCAACACCAGCAGCTACAGCAGCTTTAGCAATATTTTCTACATTACCACCATTGGCAGCAGCCACAGCAGCCTGAGTCACCGCAGCAGTAGCAGCAGTAGCCGTAGCCGCACTTGCACCCGTTGCAGCCGTAATCCCACCTGCTAAATTGAGTCCAGCAGGGCCAAGTGCTACGGTCAACGCAGCCGTTTCAATAACAGGCAAAGGATTGTGTACAACCGCTTCAACAGTTTTTGTCACAGTATTTACAGCTTTAGACACTACTGTTGTGATTGTTTTAACAGGTGAAGCAACAGCTTTAGCAACACTTTTCACAACTTTAGTAACTGCTTTAACGGCTCCACCCATGTTAGAACTCCAAAATAGCTATTTGTTGAGGGGTTTGCCCATCTTCCATTACCCCTTCCCCTGGTTGCAAAGTATACTTTACACCCGCCATCTGTAAGGCTTTGAGTATTAAAAGATTATCAACGTCAAACGCACCAGTCTTGAATCCAGCGACTTTACCTGCTTTGACAGAATCAGCTAAAGCAGCAATCAAATCTTTTGGTTTATCTGCTGTTTCCATCATAATTTCTACGTGTCCATTGCCTTTGTTGTAATACATAAACAATGTATTGCCTGACCGAGCTACTCTAAAATTAGGGTCTGTTTTGACTAACTGAGCTAATGCCGTTTGAAATTGCAATGGGTTTTGATTTGTACCTGCAAACGCTTTTTGCAATATCTGTTCAGTTGTCATTCGCTCAGGCGCACCTCTCTCCTTCTTGACCTGATCAAGTACAGCCATATCTTGTTGCGATGCAACATTCAAATTTTGTTGGGAAGGGGTCATGATAAATTCAACGCCTGTGCTATTTGTTCATGAATGTATAAATGACTGGCCAACCAGTCGTAAAAATCTTCTTCCACATTCCAATCTACGTCTAACATATTGAAAGGATTGTCTAATCCTAACAGATTTGCAAAGCTCTGATGCTCGTCCTGGTGCGCCAATAACCAGTCATCCAGGTTGCTTACATCGGCATCAATTAAGGGGTATGCAGGTACTTTTATGCCCTTTCTAAAGAAAGTTTCCCTAAATCTTTGATGCTGTAACCCGTTTTCAAACAAAAACACGCCTAATGAGTCCTTATCACCAAACTTGACATAGGATAAGGCATCGTAATCCATTACTTATCTGCCTTTAGCTTCAGTTCATCAAATATCTTGCTTAACATCATCTTGATCTCAGCAATGTCAGTCTTGTAATCCTCTTTCATCACATAGGTATGCGGAAAGTCCTTCATCTCATCTTCCAATGACTTTACTGCCTTGTAGATGTTGTTCACAATCCATCCGGCTAGGAACGCACCACCCGTTACGGCATAATCAAATAATTGCTGGCTTTCCATTAGAAGGTTCCCGCCGTACCATTACGGCCATTGAGGTTAGCAATAATCCACCAATTACTTCCGTCAGATTGTACTTGTACGCCTGAGTATTGGGTAGAAATGGCATAGGTACTTGCACCATCAATTGTCTGCGAACTAGTGGTGCTAATTGTTACCGTGTTAGCTGTAGCGTCTATCTTCTTAACAACGTAATGCCTACCTGAGCCGCTTGTTGATGCAGAGGGCAAAGTCACCGTAAAAGGTGCAGGTGCAGCGTTAGCCAGTATTGTTAGATCACTTGTTGTTATTGTATAGGCTGCATTTTTAGTCGCAATCTCTAACTGCTGACTAATACGATTGTTTGACGTAACCGTAATTGCATCTGTAATACTGACGTTGCCATTAGCAATCAAATGTATGGCATTTGCTAAAAATGTACCTATTGCAAGGTCAGTGCTTCCTGACTGCAAAAACATATTGCTTGGGCCAGAAAAGGCATTGTTTGGAAAACCGGCCGAAGCATAGCTGTAAGTAGAACTGTTAAAGCCTAGGTCACCATACGCCGTGCCTAGGTCATTGTATAAAGAGTAAGAGCCGTAAGCGGTTGCACTTGTCTGTTTGTTCTGAACTGCCGTATACGCATAAGTTGATGAATTGCCTACAAATGTAGCAATGATGCCGGTGTCTGCCGTAATGTTGGCAAACCCGCCTACTGAAAAACTGGCTATATTAGATGACGCACCACTATAAGCTACGTTCAAAGTAGTAAAGTTAGCTGTACCGCCTGTAATCGTGACGTTACCTGATGCCAGATTGGTAATCGTAGAGGTAGACGCATTGAGCGTTGTAAACACACCCACGTTAGGCGTGACATTACCAATTGGAGTGTTCTGAATACTGTCAAACGTCAACGCTACGTTTTGTATCGTACCACCCGTAATTGTAGAATTACTCATGGTTACGTTGTTGATCGTGCCACCCGTAATCACTACCGCGTTAGCGTTTTGGGTAGCCATCGTGCCTAGGCCGCTTGTACCTAACGTAACCGCTACCGCACTGTTGGTAGTGTCATTGACTGTCGTAATCGTGACAAAACCACTGGGTATTAAATTGATTGCAGGTTGACTGCCAACCAATACACCGTTGTTATCAACAGTGACGTTTTGATTGGTGCTGTTTGGAATTACACTTATTGTGCGGCTTTGAGATAAATTGCCACCACCCGTTAAACCCGTACCCGTAGTAATGTTAATGGTATTGGGTACTGCACCGGATACCTGGCTGACCGGAATGGCAATTGCTACGTTAGAGGCAGAGGTAATGCGGCCATAGGTATCTACCGTAATCTGAGCCACATTAGGCGCAGAGCCATACGTACCTGCACTGACCGAAGTAGCGTTCAGAGAGATTGCAGGAGTTGTACCACCGCTACTCACAATCTGACCTGCTGTACCTGAGACTGACGTTACATAAGTACCGCTCGGTTGTTTATTGTTAAACGTATTCCAATCCGTGCTAGACAGGTAGCCGTTACTGGTAGCACCTGCCTGTGTAATCGAGATGTTAGGCGTTGCTCCACCAGAGGACTGAATGGGTGCAGTAGCCGTCACCGCAGTCACAGGTGAAGTATTGCTGGATGCAGCAGTGAGTCTACCTTGAGCATCTACCGTCAATGTGACATAGGTATATGTACCCGCAGTCACAGAGGTATTGGCTAGACTAATCGTTCCCGTGCTAGTAATTGGGCCACCCGTCAGACCTGTACCCGTCTGCACGTTAGTAACCGTTCCCTGCGGTATGCTGACGTTCGATACACTTGTGATAATGCCAAGTGCATTAACTGTAATCTGTGCTACGTTTTGTGAACTACCATACGTACCTGCCGACACAGGACTCGTATTGATGTTGATGGTGACATTGCCGGTAAGTTGTCCACCACCAGTCAACCCTGCACCGGCTATGACATTGACCGTATTAGCCACCGCTCCTACGTTAGCAGCACTAAGAACAACCGCGCCTGTCTGTCCATTGACTGAAGTGACAGCGTTGTTGTTGTCTACCTTCTCCCAAACACTACCGTCAAATACCGCCCAGTCACCCACATTCCAGTTAGTGATGCCGTTTAGATTGGTGCTACCTGCTACAGAAACTACGTAGTAAAAACCCTTAGTACCGACAGACGATTGCAGGAATGGCACATTAGAACTGGCGTTCCAAGTGCTTTGGTAAGTCAGACTTCCTGCAAAGTTGCCCGATACTTTAAGCATAGATTACATCCCATCGCCAGGAGTGATGTAAAGAACAGCAGAGTTGGATGAAGTAATAGCAGTGAAGTAAGCAGCAGGTACAAAGGTAATAATCTCGTCCGTATTGGGCAAGATGTAAAGCGTAGTGGTTGATGCACCACCAATAGGTATGACGCAGTTGCTTGTTGCCGTAGCACTAGACTGTGAATACGACAAAAAACAACCTTGAGTAGTGGAAGAATTTACAATCCGGTACTGGTTGCTTGCAGCACCATTCGTGTTGACTTGTACCGGAGTTGGCGCAGAGGTTGCCGCCGTCAATACAAAAGTATTACCCGTAGGTGTGAAGGCGGCATTTACACTCATGTTGTGCTCCAGGGCAAAGCAGGTCTAACGGTAGGTGGTGTGATCTGTGCAGCAATCATTTGATCCAGACTGCCATATAAGGCATTGAGATGATTGGTAATAACGGTGGGAACCATTTCACCATTCACTTCTTCTTCCGGGCCATAGATGTTGGTGTTCTGCAAAGCGTTCTTCACCCAGTTAATCACTTCATCATGCGTTAGATTGTCGAATGAAGTAAAAGTGTTAGTAGGTACATATTGAATAGACTGAGCACCTTGAGTAGTTGCTTGATAAGGTTGCCCTGTCTCTGAATTGATGGTGTCACTCATTGCAGTGCAAGACCAATGCACGGTATGCACGGTATGTATCTGCGGGTGAGTAGGAAAACAATCCAGTTGTACGATATTCCAGTTGTAAGTATTTGCCATTGTTATACCCCTTAGTTAGCCATCATAGTGATCCAGTTTGTGCCATCTGATTGCAGCATGGCGAATTTACCTGCTGTAGCTGCAAGTATAGCGGTTCCAGCCGTTGTAGAGCCTAATGGCACTACGTTTGAAGAAGCACTGGTGAGAGAGTTAGCCGTCACGTTCTTGACGTAAAGAATACGTCCTGTGTAGCTAGACGCTGCAAGTAACGTAATCGTACAGCTTGTGGTTGTAATTATGAGTGAAGAATCTGCTGCCAACATGGTGTATGTTGAAGCATTGACTGTCTTTGGTGCTTGGAATGATGCTGCACCTGCAACGGTAAGTGTGGCTCCAGCAGTTAGAGTCCCCACCATAAAGTTGCCGCTAGAATCAAAACGGCCACGTTCTGTATTACTTGTTCCAAATGTTAATGGATAAGCACCATAGGTTTTTATTAGTAATTGACTTGTTCCATCGTAATAAATAACTCCACCGCCTCCGCCACCAGTGGAGCTTGCAGCCATGTACAAATTGCCGTCATTTGATTGCGCTTGGAAAAATGCGTTTGCCAAAGAACCAGAATTTCCGTTATATACGCGAGCGACAGTTGAGGCATTTTGCGTATTATCAACAGTAAATTGTGTTAGTGGTGCTGTATTACCTATGCCTACCTTACCCGCAAAGTAGTTAGTCGCTGCACTGTCTGTTTGGTATAACCCCCAACGTGTACCTATAGAACCTGTGGTTTGTACGGTAGGCGAACCCAAATACATATTGTATAAAGTACCGACAGTGGTAACACCTGAGCCTGATGTTGCGCCAACTGTGGGGCCAGCACTAAATACGCCGTAAAATGTTGTCACGTTGGCAGAAATGTTTGCGCCTGTGCCAATAACAGGCACAGTAAACACAGATGCCATAATTGACGCATTTGCGGTAATTACGGATGTGTTTGCAACAGAGCCAATTGCAGGAGCGGCATTGACAGCAAAATTATTTGTTGTTGTCGCAAGATTTTGATTTGTTAATAAATTACCGCCATAAATACTTGATGCAACTACTGTTGAATTTGCGGTGACCGCAATTCCTGCTTGTCCAGTAACACCAATAAGACTACCTGATGTTGTTACATCTGCTGGATTATATAAATAACCTTGAAACTGTCCTCCAGTAACAGCACTTTGACCTAATGCAGTTCTATATGCAATTGGAAAACCTTGAACCCCTAAACATTGGATAGTTCCAGTTGAAGAACCAATTATATTGGGTTGCGAAATTATTCCTCCGGTGTTATTTGTTCCACTTGTCGCGTTGTTGATTTGCGTTGGTAAAACAAATAGCGGCGTGTAATTGGGAGTTGTGGGATTCTGACCGGTACTTGTATTGAGAAAAGTTGCACTAACATTTGATCCCGTACCAATCAGATTAGTAGTACCGGATATAGTCATTGGATAATTGGCTGATGACGTACCCACCGATACGTTGCCCGTAATCACCGTATTGCCACCAATAGACGCATTAGCCGTGACATTGAGATTCAATACGTTACCCGTCACAGCAATGTTTCCACCTATCGTAACATTGCCTAATACTGTCTGATTACCTGTTACCGTAGAAGTCACCGTATTCAGAGTCGTGACATTGGCTACGTTGACGCTCACATTACCCGTAATCGCTACGTTTCCTGCCACCGCAGCATTAGCCGTTACAGTCAGGTTTACCGTATTCACAGTTGTGACGTTAGACGTGACAATCGTGACGTTGCCACTACTGATCGTGACATTGGATAGAGTCAAATTACCTATGGTGCTGTAGGTATTGCCTAGTACGACAGCCGTATTGCCTAGGGTAATAGACGTTGAAAAGTTGGCATCTAATTGCGATAACGGAATCGAGCCAACAGCCGTTTGAAACGAATAGGGAACTGCCATTTTAGAACCTCACTCTGAGTTCATGCTCGAACTCAAAACCGTTAATCACAAATTGACCGTTGTTTGATTGAATGGTCATGCCTAAATACTTACCGTATTGCTGTGCGTCATTCTTATACAACACATAGCCCTGAGAAGAATACCAACCCACTTCAGCAGAGGAATTGTTCAACCAAGCAACCACAGAACCAAAATTATTCGTCCAATTGGTGTAGTCAGTCAAAGTATATGTCGGACTCGAACCACTTTCACTGTCTACCGTTACAGACATGATTGCGTTGTTGGTCAGCGTTGCTTCTACACCTAATTTTAATGCTTGTTTAGTGCGGATGGGATCACCCATCGGCATCAATGCGGTCTGTACATAACTCGCAATGTTTGCACCCAAGTTGCTATACAACTGCACACAAGAAGTACCATTTGTGCCATACAGGTTAATCTTGCCGCCTACCGGAGCAGAGGTAACATACGATAAAGCGTTGTCTGCACTAGTTAAAAACCACTTTTTCTCAAAAAACACGGCTTGAAGATAACGATTACTGCTACTGACACCCTGACCACCCGTATAGTAAAAGTTAAATGCCGAGCACAGAATGTTATTCAACAATACCTGTCCTGCTGTAACCGGCTTGGTAAAGTCAATGTAAGGCACAATCCCGTCTAATGGGTCAGACAACTTAGAAGTAGTTGATCCAACCAAGGCATACACCCCGTAATCGTTCATAAATAGCACTGAACGGAAGTACGGAAAGATGGCATAAGGCCGTTTAGAACCGACTGAAGCACTGACGTTAGTATTGGTAAATACCGTAGTACCGTTAGTCTGTACCTGTAGGTTAGAGAATACGTTGATAG